ATGCCTAGCGTCACAACGCAGCGGTGCGCTGATTTGCGCCTGCTGTTTGAGCACCATCATGTTCCGCTCGATTTCCTTACGCAGATGTTTAACTACAAACCCCACACGCTGCAGGACCTCGCCAAAGACGAGGGCTGGACCGGCGGCCAATCCGCTACAGCCTTGCGCATCCGCCTTGCCGCCCTTGCCGAGCGCACCATCGTAGCTGTCGACACAATAGGCATGGATGTCGACGCCGTGGACAAGATTGTCCGCGCTATCACGGCGCTGACCAAGACGATCGAGAGCCTGGCAACATTGGAAGAAGAAGAAAAAGCCCTTCGGCAGACCGGAACTGAAAACGGTGAAGCCCCATACACTCTCGCCAGCGGAAGCCGTGAGGATATCGCGCGTTTCGATGAGTTACTTGCGAATGTGGCTCGCCAGATCGACACCGATGAGGAGGCAGCTCTATTCGGAGAAACTTCCTGAAGCTTTGCGCCCGTTCTGGGAACATCGCTTTGCGGTCCGTGGTCGCGCTTCACAAATTGAAGGCGCGCTTGCTGACTGGACGACGTGGATCGTCATGGGCGGACGCGGTTCCGGCAAGACGCGGCTCGGGGCGGAATGGGTCCGTTCCATGGTTTATGGTGATCCGTTTTACGGCCTTGCGCCCACCGGCCGCCTTGCATTGGTGGGTGAAACTTATGGTGATGCCCGTGAGGTGATGGTGGAGGGGGAAAGCGGTATTCTGGCCGTCAGCGATGGTGCAGAACGTCCGGTCTGGACGCCCTCGCGCCGCCGCCTTGAATGGTCAAATGGCGCGGTCGCCCACGTGTTCTCGTCTGAAGATCCTGATGCTTTGCGTGGTCCGCAATTTTCCGCCGCCTGGTGCGATGAACTCGCCAAGTGGTCTCACATGCGAGAGACCTGGGACATGCTGCAATTCGGCCTGCGGCTGGGGGAACATCCCTGCCAATTGGTCACCACAACGCCCCGTCCGGTGCCGCTCCTGAAAGAGCTGGTCGCTGCCGAAGGTAACCTGGTTACGCATATGAGGACCGCGGAGAATAAAGCGAACCTCGCGGGCGGGTTTCTTGATCGCGTTGTCAAAGCCTATCGCGGCACACGCCTTGGGCGGCAGGAGCTGGACGGTGAGATTATCGAAGAGCGCACCGATGCGCTCTGGACGCGGGCGCTGCTTGAAAAGGCGCGCTGCAAAGCGCCACAGGATCTGGTGCGGATCGTTATTGCCGTTGATCCGCCGGTGACGGGCAAGGCGAGTTCTGATGCCTGCGGCATCATTGCCGTCGGGCAGGGGGCGGATGGTCGCGCTTATGTACTGGAAGACGCAACGCTCTCCGCTGTCTCGCCGGAACGGTGGTCGGCGGCGGTTGTCGCGCTCTATCACAGCTACCGGGCGGACCGGATCGTGGTGGAAACCAACCAGGGTGGGGATATGGTGGAGAGCGTTTTGCGCACCGCCGACCCGTCCTGCGCGGTGCGGCAGGTCAAGGCGACGCGCGGCAAATATCTGCGCGCGGAACCCGTGGCCCACCTCTATGAGCGCGGGCTTGTTTCGCACTGCCCCTCCCTGGGCGGAGACCTCGCTTTGCTTGAAGATGAAATGTGTGATTTCGCGCTGGACGGGTTGAGCACAAGCCGTTCGCCGGACCGACTCGATGCCCTCGTCTGGGGGCTGACCGACCTCATGCTGACCCGAAGAGGCGGCGCTCCCCGTGCCCGCTCTCTTTAAAACCTAGGACATTCCATGGCCTCATTACTGAGCCGGTTCATGCCGGCCCGATCCGGCACGCCCATACCGGGCGGAAATGCTCCGCCCGAACGCAAGGCGGGCCTGAGCGCGAACCTCTTCACGCTGAACGCCCTGGGCCAAGCTTCCTGGTCGCAGACCGATTACGGCACTTTGGCGCGCAACGGCTATATGGCAAACCCCATCGTCCATCGCTGTGTGCGCTTGATTGCCGAGACTGCAAGCGCCGCGCCGCTACTTGTTTATGACGGACGCCAAGAGCTGGAGCAGCACCCACTGCTGGAGCTGATGCAGCGCCCCAATCAGCGCCAGTCCCATGCTGAATTTCTGGAAGGGCTGTTCGGCCATCTGCTGGTTGCAGGCAACGCCTATGTTGAGGCTGTGCAACTCAACGACGTGCCGCGCGAGTTGCACCTTCTGCGCCCGGACCGGATGAGCGTTCAATCCGATGAGCGCGGCTGGGCGGAAGCCTATGAATATCGCACCGAGGGTGATGTGCGTGTCTACCGCAGCGATGAAGCAACCGGCTTCTCTTCCGTGCTGCACGTCGCGCAGTTCCACCCGCTGGACGACCAATACGGTTTCCCCGCGCTTCAGGCGGCGGCGATGGCGCTGGATGTCCACAACGCCTCCAACATCTGGAACAAGGCGTTGCTCGACAATTCGGCGCGTCCGTCTGGTGCGCTTGTCTATGCCGCCGAGGGGCAAAACCTCACCGACGAGCAATTCGACCGTCTCAAGGAAGAGTTGGCCGAGGGTTATGGCGGCGCGTCGAAGGCCGGAAAGCCGATGCTGCTGGAAGGCGGTCTCGACTGGAAGGCCATGGGCTATTCGCCGACCGATATGGATTTCGTTCAGGCCCGCAACGCCGCAGCGCGCGACATCGCTCTCGCCTTTGGCGTTCCGCCGATGTTGCTCGGTATTCCGGGCGACAACACCTATTCCAACTATCAAGAGGCCAACCGTGCCTTCGCCCGCCAGACATTGCTCCCGCTGATCCGCCGGGTGCTCGGTTCCGTCAGCCATTGGCTCGGGCCGCTTTACGGTGGCAATCCGCGCCTTGCTGTGGATGAAGATGCAATGGAGGGCTTGCAGGCAGAGCGCGATGCGCTTTGGAAGCGGGTTGCGGAAGCGCCGTTCCTGACTGAAGAAGAACAGCGGGAGGCGGTGGGCTATTCCCCATCGGCGGAACGCTGATGGAACGGGTCTATGCGGTGGCCGAACGGCTCGGGCATCTGTTTGAGACCTTCGGGCTTTTTCTATTCTGCGCGAAGTTTGGTGGGGCAATTGCGGGCTCGGCAATTTCCATCGCTTTCCTGTTGCCAAAGAACCGTCGTGAAGCAGCGCTTCGCCTCTGCGTTGGCTTTCTGTGCGGCCTCGTCTTTGGCGGGACCGTTGGGGTGAAACTCGCTGACTGGCTCGGTCTTATAGGCCAGATCGAACCGGACGAAATCGCTCTGGTCGGAGCCACGCTTGCCAGCCTTTGTGCCTGGTGGGGCATGGGCGCTCTGGAGCGGGTGATCGGTTCGTGGTCACCCTTTTCCGCCCGGTCCGAAGACAGGAAGAAACGTTCATGAGCACGGTTCAGAAGCACCGTCGCTCTCCGGAGCGCAAGCGGGCGACCATGGCGCTTTCGGTGGATGCCGATGAGGGTACGTTTTCGGGCTATGCGAGCCTCTTCGGTGTAGTCGATCTTGGCAAGGACAAAGTGCAACGCGGGGCGTTCCGCCGTTCTCTTGCCGCGCGCAAAGCTAACGACGTGCGCATGCTCTACCAGCACGATCCCGCGGAGCCGATAGGGGCCTGGGAGGAGGTGCGTGAGGATGTGAAGGGCCTCTTCGTGCGTGGGCGGATTGATGCCGGCACGGTGCGGGGCAGGGAGGTTCTCTCGCTCCTCCGCTCTGGTTCCATCGACGGCCTCTCCATCGGCTTTCGCACCGAGCGAAGTCGCACGGACCGCACGTCAGGCGTGCGCACAATTCTGGAAGCCGACCTGTGGGAGGTCTCCATCGTGACCTTCCCCATGCTCACCGCTGCGCGGGTTACGCAGGTGAAATCGGCTAAAAATACACACCGCGCGCTGCCCACGCGGCGCGGCTTTGAACGCTGGCTCACGCAGGACGCTGGGCTGTCGCGGAGCCAGGCGAGGACCATCATCGCCAAGGGCTTCACCCATCTTACGAGCAAGCAGGACGCTGCTCCGTCATCCGATCTGGCAGGCCGCTTGCGCGACCTCGCCACACGACTTCAAACCAAATGAACGGACAATCCTCCATGCAGGCAAATGCTAACAATCCGGCCGCCAAACTTACCGTGGCCCCTGAAACCAAGATGGGCACAGGCGATGATGTCGCCGTGGCCTTTGATGAATTCATGAACGCCTTTGAGGCGTTTAAGGAAACCAACGATGAGCGCCTGGCGCAGATCGAAAATCAGGTTTCCACCGACGTTGTGACAGAAGATCGCCTGGCGCGTATCAACTCGGCCATGGACGAGCAGAAACGTCATCTCGACACTCTGCTCCTGAAACAGGCCCGCCCGAACCTTGGCTCCGCAAACGGTGGCCGTGGGTTTTCCAACAGCGAGCACAAGAGCGGCTTCCACGCTTATATGCGTGGTGGTGAAACCGCCGGTCTGCGCCGTTTGGAAGAAAAGGCCATGTCCGTCGGGTCTGATCCCGATGGCGGCTATCTGGTTCCGGAAGAGGTCTCCACCGAAATCGGTAAACGGCTGGCGACAATCTCGCCAATCCGTGCACTGGCTACCGTCCGCCAGATGTCATCTTCGGTTTACAAAAAGCCCTTCGCCAACACCGGCGCAGCCGTTGGCTGGGTGGGCGAGACCGACATCCGGCCTGAAACGACGACCCCCAATTTGGCCGAACTCACGTTCCCGGCGATGGAACTCTACGCCATGCCGGCCGCTACGCAGACACTGCTTGATGACGCCGCAGTCGACCTCGACGCCTGGCTCGCTGAAGAGGTGGAGATGGCTTTTGCCGAGCAGGAATCCACGGCCTTCGTTTCTGGCGATGGCGTCAACAAACCGACCGGTTTCCTCTCCGTCCCCACGGTGGATGAATCCTCCTGGGCCTGGGGTTCGCTTGGCACGATTGCCACCGGCGTGAGCGGCGATTTCGCGGCTTCCGAGCAGGGCGATGTGTTGGTGGATACGATCTATGCGCTGAAGGCGGGATACCGCCAGAACGCCACCTTCGTGATGAACCGCCGTACGCAGGCAGAGCTTCGCAAGTTGAAGGACGGGGACGGCAATTACCTGTGGCAGGCTCCGGCCACTGTGGGCGAAGCAGCCATGTTTATGGGCTTCCCGGTCGCCGAGGCTGAGGACATGCCTGACATTGGCGCAGACACAACCCCAATTGCGTTTGGTGACTTCCGCCGCGGTTATCTCGTGGTGGACCGCACCGGTGTACGGGTGCTGCGCGATCCGTATTCCGCCAAGCCTTACGTCCTCTTCTACACCACCAAGCGTGTTGGCGGCGGGGTGCAGGACTTTGACGCCATCAAACTGGTGAAATTCGGCACGGCCTAGGCCTTCCCTCCCACCTAGTCTGACCGCCCGGGCGGCCTTCCTGGTCCCCCGTCTGGACGGTTCGTCGTGCCGTTTGCGGCCCTGCCTTATTCCAAGGTGGGGCCGCCTTTCATTTGGGACCACACTTTCATTCGGGAGAAACCCATGACCATTGCCCTGACCGCCGAACCGGCCGTAGAGCCACTGACCCTCGATGAGGTTAAAGCGCATCTGCGCATTGACCACATCCACGAAGACACACTGCTTCTCGATACGTTGCGTGCCGCGCGCTCCTACACAGAGTTTGCCAGCCAGCGCCGGATCATCACGCAGGAATGGCGCCAATATGAGGCTTGCGCGCCGGAAAGCCGCGAGATCGATTTGCGTGTCGGTCCGGTGCAGGCCGTCACCGCGGTGACGGTCTACGACATCGATGGCACGCCATCGGTGCTTGCTGAAACTGACTACAGTCTCGCCGCTGGTGGTGACCCGAAGGCGCTCACCCTGGCGGCGGCCTTTGACACCACCCGCGCCGCAAACGGTCTTGAGATCGACCTCACGGCTGGCTTTGGCGATGCCGGTATCGAAGCGCCGGATGTGCTGCGGCGGGCGATCCTTTTGCTCATTGCTCATTGGTACGAATTTCGCGGTGCGGTGCCCGCCGGCGACCAGCCGGTCTCCCTGCCGCCGGGTTACGATGCGCTCCTCCAGCCGTTCCGGCAGGTGCGGGTTTGAGCGGTTCCCACACCTTTCGAGATCCTGGCCAGCTTTCCCACCGCTTTGATTTGGAAAGCCTTGCGGAAGTTGCCGACGGTTTTGGCGGGCTGACCCGGACCTGGACCGTGATGGCGCAAATTTGGGGAGCCTTGCGTCCGCTTTCCGCCAAGGCGCAACAGCTCGCTCAACAGCGTGATGAAGAGACCACCCACCGCGTCGTGGTCCGCTTTCGCGACGACATTGCGAGCGGCTGGCGGCTGCGGATGGGTTACCGGACCTTCCGCATCGAGACAGTGATCGACCCGGATGAGACCCGCCGCTACCTCGAACTGACCTGCGTGGAGGAAGGCCGATGAGCGCGCTTTCCCTCACTCTCTTTGACTTGCGCGGAACGCTGGCACGCATCGGTATTGATAGCCGCATCCGGCAGGTCGTGGAGAAGCGGGCTGACGCGTTGGTTGAGACGCTTTCTGAAGATGACACGCCGGTTGAGGCGAATGTCTCTGGCCACGGCCCTAATCTCTCTATCGAGCTCACCGGCCCAAATTTGCGCGACCGCGAATACGGCACATCGCGCCAGGAGGGCGAGGCTCGCGTTACCCACGCCTTGTTGAACGGAGGCACCCGATGACGGCTCACAATGCGGCGCTCCAACGCGCCTGTTTTCATGCTCTTGCAACTGACACCGGCCTCTCCGACCTCCTGGGCACAGACCGCATCTTCGACCGCGTGCCGGAGCGCGTGCGCCCGCCTTATGTGGTGCTCGGTCAGTCGATGGTCTCCGACTGGTCCACCGCCACGGAGGACGGGGAGGCGATCGTCTTCTTCGTCCATGTCTGGTCGAAATCCTCAGCTCGCGAGGAATGTCACGCTGTGCAGGAGGCGGTGAAGCGGGTGCTGGAGGCCGCCGTCTCCATCACTGAGGCCGACCTCGTCGCTCTGCGCTTCCAGCTTGCCGATACGCGCCGTGACCGCCCCAGCGGCTTTCTCACCGGCGTTATACGCTTTGGCGCCGTCATCGAACCCAACCAATAGGAGGCCAACATGGCCGCACAGAAGGGCAAGGATCTCTTGCTGAAAGTCGCCGACAATGGCGGCGCATCATTTTCCACCGTCGCCGGCATGCGCTCGCGCCGTCTCGCGTTTAACACCGAGACTGTGGACGCAACCGACAGCGCCTCCACCGACCGTTGGCGTGAATTGCTTGCCGGTGCGGGCGTCAAGCGCGCTTCGATCTCAGGGTCCGGCATCTTCAAGGATGCAGCTTCTGACGCCCGAGTGCGAGAATTGTTTTTCGACAGCACCATTGCGGACTGGTCCATCACCGTGCCGGAATTCGGCACCGTGGAAGGCCCGTTTCAGATCGTAGCGCTGGAATATGCCGGTGAACATAACGGCGAGATCACCTTCGAGATGAGTCTCGAATCGGCAGGCGCACTCAGCTTTGCGGCGCTAGCCTGATGGCAAACCGTCACCGCGGTGAAATCCCCGCCCGCCTCGATGGGCGCGATTATACGCTCTGCCTTACGCTAGGCGCTCTGGCCGATCTGGAGGAAGCCTTTGAGGCGCAAGACCTGATGGCGCTTACCGAGCGTTTTGGTTCAGGGCGGCTGAAGGCGACGGATATGCGACGCATCATCGGCGCTGGTTTGCGTGGGGCGGGCTTTACCTTCACCGACGAAGAAGTGGCCGAGATGCAGGCCGATGGCGGTGCAGTGGGTTTTGCCCGCCTGGTTTCCGAATTGCTCACCGTCACCTTCGGGCAGCCCGCAAGTGGCAGAGCCGACCCGGCGTGAGCGAGGCGTTCCCTTGGGGTGATGTCATGCGCTTTGGTCTTGGCGTGCTCCGGCTCTCGCCCAATGATTTCTGGGCAATGAGCCTGCCGGAACTCCACGCCGCCATGCTTGCCCATTCAACCGCTCAAGGCGACGCCCCTGACCGTGCGGCGCTGGAGCGGTTGCTGCGCCAATTTCCAGACAAGGAACACTGACCGATGCCAGAGATTGACCAATCTATCACCGTGCCGGTGGAGGCGGATTTCACTCCTTTTTCCAAGGCGCTGGGGGACCTTTCAAAAGAGTCGCAAAGCTTCGTTTCTGTCTTCTCCAGCTCCATGCGCAGCGCCATCACCAGCGGGCGATCCTTTGAGGAGACCTTGAAAAGCATGGCCCTGCGCATGTCCTCCCTTGCGCTGAAAGCCGGGTTGAAACCGCTGGAGAATTTGGCGGGCAATCTCTTGGAATCCTTCATTAGCAATATTGCAGGCGGGATCGGTGGAGGCGGGGGCCCGCCGGGGCTTCCATTCGCCAAGGGTGGGGTGGTCTCCAGCCCGACATATTTTTCCGCTGGCAGCGCATTGGGCGTTGCGGGCGAAGCGGGGGCAGAAGCGATCTTGCCGCTTGCGCGCGGTGGCGATGGACGTCTCGGAGTGCGTGCAGCCGGTGCCGGCGCCGGTGGCCCGCCGGTTAATGTCACCTTCAACGTCTCCACGCCGGATGTTGCCGGCTTTTCAAAATCACAAACCCAGATCTCCGCCATGCTGGCCCGCACTGTCGGGCGCGGCAGGCGAGGGCTCTAGAGGAGGGGCTTCATGGTCGCACCATTCAGCGAAGATCGCTTTCCCATCGACCTGGCTTTCGGTTCCATGGGTGGGCCGGAGCGGCGCACGGAAATTGTCACTCTTGGCTCCGGCAAGGAAGAGCGCAACCAGCGTTGGAGGCGCTCCAGGCGGCGCTATGATGCCGGTTACGGTGTCAAAACGCTGGACGAACTCCACGCGGTCACCGCCTTCTTTGAAGCGCGGCGCGGACCGCTCCAGGCCTTTCGGTTCAAGGATGCCGCAGACTGGAAATCCTGCCCGCCGGGTCAGGTCATTTCCGCCACCGATCAACGTATTGCCGTTGGCGACGGTGTGGAGACCGTTTTCGCGATCTACAAGCAATATGGTGAAAGCGCCGATGCCTATCAGCGCCGTATCGACAAGCCAGTGAAGGACACCGTGGTGGTGGCCGTGGACGGGGTGGAGGACACCAACGTTAGTGTGAACGCCCTTGACGGTGAGGTGCGCTTTGAAACACCGCCCGCAGACGGGGCGGACATCACGGCGGGGTTTGAATTTGACGTGCCGGTGCGGTTTGACACTGACCATCTCGCAACCTCTCTCGCCGCCTTCGACGCTGGTGAATTACCGTCCATCCCGCTGCTGGAGGTGCTGTTGTGAGAACCGTTGACCCTGCCCTCCGCGCTCATCTCGACACTGGCGTAACGACGCTTTGTACCTGCTGGGTGCTGCAGCGCCTCGACGGCGAGGTGCTCGGTTTTACCGATCATGATGATCTGATCGTGTTGAACGGTGTTTCATGCGAACCAACGAGCGGTTTCACGCCGAGTGAAGCCGTTAGCTCTCTTGGCCTGGCATCCGATAACCAGGATATTGAAGGTGTCTTTTCCAGCGACCAGATCACCGTCGTCGACCTGGAGGCTGAACGCTACGATGGCGCCCGGGTTGAAGTTTATCGCGTCAATTGGGCCGATCCGACCCAGTATTTTCATGACCGCACGGCCCTTCTGGGCGAGATTACCCGCGATGATGATGTCTTCCGCGTCGAGCTGCGTGGGCTGACCTCGCTTCTCGATAGGCCTCAGGGCCGTCGCTACTCCAAATCTTGCGATGCCGAACTTGGCGATATGCGCTGTGGGGTCGACCTGTCGCAGACGCAATGGGGTGCGGATGGTGAAGTGCTTGAAGTGATCTCTAACAAGGCAATCCGCATCACCCGTCCGCCCCAGGCGGCAGACTTTTTTGCGCAAGGCTCCCTCGTTTGGGAAGGCGGCGCAAATGCCGGCGAGAAAACGCCGCTCGTTAGCGCCGCGCTGCGCTCAGACGATGTACTCCACCTCTGGTCGGCTCCGCCTTTTGCCATGGAGGTGGGGGATACGTTTCGTCTGCTTGCGGGGTGCGACAAGCGGTTTGCCACCTGCAAGGCAAAATTCGGCAATGGCGGCAACTTTCAGGGTTTCCCTCACATGCCGACGGAGGATTTTGCTCTCTCTTATGCGAGCAATCAGGCGGTCCACGATGGAGCGCCGCTCGTTCGATGAGTGCGCTTCATCAAGACGCCGTTGTTGCCGCCGCGCGCGGTTGGATCGGCACGCCCTATCGCCACCAGGCGAGCCTTTCGGGCGTTGGTTGCGATTGCCTTGGCCTGGTGCGCGGCGTTTGGCGGGATTTGTTTGGCGAGGAGCCGGAAACAGTTCCCGCCTACAGCGCCAATTGGGCCGAAACCCGCGCCCGCGAAACACTGCTTGGCGCGGCCCAACGCAACTTCACTCACGTTCCCAAGAGCCGGATGGAGCCGGGAGACGTTCTCGTCTTTCGTATGCAGCGCGGAGCCGTCGCCAAGCATTGCGGCATCCTTTCACACGGCCTTTCACAAAGCGGCCAACAGCCAAGGTTTATCCATGCCTATGAAGGGCAGCAGGTTGTGGAAGCCGCGCTCATTCCTTTCTGGCAGCGCCGCATTGCCGGCGCCTTTCGCTTCCCAGACCTTTCAAAGGACTAACTGATGGCGACACTTGTTTTAAGAACCGCCGGTGCTGCCATTGGCGGTGCACTGGGCGGACCTGTCGGTGCCATTATCGGGCAAGCCGCGGGTTCCATAGCCGGCAGTTTCATCGACCAGGCCCTGTTCGGCGGCGGGAATGAAAACGTTCGCCATGGCCCACGGTTGGAAACAACACGCATTCTTACCGCTCGCGAGGGACAAGCAATCCCTCGCGTCTATGGCCGGGCACGGGTCTCCGGTGAGGTTATCTGGGCGACACGCTTTGAAGAAGAAACAGTCACCCAAAGCACCAGCGCCGGTGGCAAGGGCGGCGGCGGAGGCGGCCAAAAGACAACAACGATAACCTACAGCTACTACGCCAATTTCGCGATCGCCCTTTGTGAAGGCCCCATCGGCTCTATCGGGCGTATCTGGGTGGATGGTAAGGAACTCGACCGCGATTCACTGATCGTGCGTATCCATCGAGGGTTCCCGAACCAACTTGCTGATCCCCTGATCGCGACAAAGCAGGGTGCGGGCAACACGCCTCATTACACAAATACCGCCTATCTGGTTTTCGAACGAATGCCGCTTGAGAATTACGGCAACCGCATTCCGCAGGTCGCAGTGGAGGTCACACGGCCGATCAGCAAGGCATCGCAATGGATCCGCGCGGTAAACATGATCCCCGGAGCGACCGAGTTCGGCTATGATCCTTATCCGGTATCTGAACGGGTCGGCACCACAGCTGCGCGCAAGTTAAACCGGCACCAGACATCCACCAGTTCGGATTTCCTCACCTCTTTTATCGATCTTATCTCCACATGCCCGCGGCTTGAACAGGTCTCGCTCGTGGTTGCGTGGTTCGGCGATGATCTGCGTGTTGGCAATTGTCGTGTCGAGCCACGAGTCGAGGTCAACAGCCGCACGATCATTGAAGGTGTCTCATGGTCGGTTGCCGGGACAACGCGGGCGCAGACACGGTTGGTCAGCCGGACTTCGCGCGGACCCGCCTACGGTGGCACGCCGTCGGATACGTCGGTCATCCGCGCCGTCAGAACAATTCGCAATTCCGGTCGTCGCGTCTGCATCAACCCCTTTCTCATGATGGACGTGCCGGCTGGAAACGGCTTGCCGGACCCCTATGGCAGGGCGGAACAACCGGTCTATCCCTGGCGAGGGCGCATGACGTGTTACCCGGCGGAAGGTAAGCCCGGCAGCGTAAATGGTACTGCGACTGCCGCGGCGCAGGTCGCCAATTTCATGAACGGCAGTGCAGGCGCAAAATCCTACCGCAACATGATCCTGCACTATGCCCGTCTCGCTGTGGCGGCTGGCGGTGTGGACGTTTTTATCATCGGGTCAGAATTGCGTGGTCTGACGCGCATTCGCGCACAGAACGACACGTTCCCCTTTGTTGACGAGCTAAAGTCCCTCGCTGCTGAAGTGCGCGCCATTGTCGGCTCTTCGACGAAGATTACCTATGGCGCTGATTGGTCGGAATATTTCGGCTATCAGCCGGCCGATGGCAGCAACGATGTCTTCTACAATCTCGACCCTCTCTGGGCAGATGCAAACGTCAATGCAGTCGGGATAGACAATTATATGCCCGTTAGCGACTGGCGCTCAGGCGGTGCGCCGGATGGGGTTGGGCGTTTCAGCACCGACCCTGAGATGCTCGCTGCCAATGTTGCGCGAGGGGAGGGGTATGATTGGTACTACGCAAATGAGACAGACCGCGCTGCGGGCAACCGCACTCCCATCACCGATGCTTCAGGCAAATCCTGGATCTATCGTTACAAGGATCTGAAATCCTGGTGGGGCAATCCCCATTATGACCGTCGCGGTGGCGTCGAACTCGGCACGGCATCGCCCTGGGTGCCGGAATCCAAGCCAATCTATTTTACCGAAGTCGGATGCCCCGCCGTCCACAATGGACTGGCTCAACCCAACGTCTTCGTTGACGCCAAGAGCTCCGAAAGCGCCTATCCGTACTTTTCCTCCGGCGGGCGGGACGATCAGGCGCTTCTGTCCGGTGTACAGGCGCAGCTCATCCATTGGGATGACGAGGTTCCTGGCTACGATCCGGCAAACAATCCCGTCTCTTCCACCTATGGTGCGCCGATGGTGGAGGCGGGCCAGACGCAGGTCTGGGCTTGGGACGCACGGCCTTTCCCGGCATTTCCAAACCGCACCGATGCCTGGAGCGACGGTCCGAACTGGGTCACGGGCCACTGGTTAAACGGCCGTCTTGGTGCAGCTCCTGTTGCCGATCTCATTGAGGAACTCGCGCGGAGCGCTGGTGTGGATACAATCGACACGAGCGGCGTTTACGGTGTCATCGATGGATATGTGCTCGCCGAGATTGCCTCGCCGAGAGCGGCGCTGGAGGGGTTGATGAGCCTTTACCGCGTCACCGTGCATGAGGACCGCGGCGTTCTCTTCTTCCGCTCGCCTGGCCTCGAAATCCCGTCAATTTTCGACACCGACAAGCGCGCCTATCTTGATGGGCAGCCATCCATCTCTCTTAGTCGCGAACATTCTACTGAGCTGCCGCGCCGAGCGACGTTGCTCCATATGGATTCTGAAGCCGGCTATCGTGACACCGATACGGCAAGCCAGCGCGAGGCTGAAAAAGGCATGGGCGAGCTTACCCTTACTCAGCCTATCGCGGTATCCCGCGCTGTGGTGCAGCCTGTGGTGGACGATTATCTCGCTGATCTCTGGGTGGCGCGTGAGGGCGTTTCCTTCGCGATTGCGCCCTCGGAACTGGAATTGAGTGTTGGGGACCAGGTCAGTTTTGACGCTGATCCAAACGCAAAGAGCTGGATTGTCACCGAAATTGAGGATGGTGACGTGCGGCAGGTCCGCGCAGTTCTGCACGTCAGCGGAGAGACCGTTACTGCGGCGCTTGCCGGCGCTGAAGACCCGCAAACGCCACCACCCGATATCGGCATCCCGGAAGCCACGCTTCTCAACCTGCCGATCCTTGCTGGAACAAGTGGCGAAACGAACCGTGTTGCTGTAGCCGCCGATCCCTGGCCCGGTCCCTCGGCGGTTTATGTTTCTGAGACCAGCGCCAACCATCGCTACGTCCAGCTGGTGGAGACTTCCGCCGTGCTTGGAACGCTTCTCACCCCACTCACGGCAAGTGACATTGTTAGCCGGGTCGACTTACACGGCACGGTGGACGTTGAGCTTGCTGCCGGTCGGCTGCAATCGGTCGATGAAGCCGCTCTCCTTGGTGGCGCCAATGCTTTTGCGGTGGCCAGTGCCAATGGCGAGTGGGAGGTCTTTCAGGCTATGCAGGCCGACTTGATTGCAGCCAATACTTATCGTTTGTCCGGGCTTGTACGAGGACAACTTGGCAGTGAACCGGAGGCTGAGGCGGGCGCGCAGATCGGTGCGCGCATCGTTCTCCTTGATCGCTCTGTGGTGGAGCTGGAAGGCGCGGAAGTGCTTGCGGGGTTGGCCCGCAACTGGCTGATCGGCCCGACGCGAGATACCCTGGGCTCCTTCACTTATACCCGTCTTGACTACGCTCCGGGCCTGCGTGGCTATCGACCCTACCGGCCAACCGGCCTTGCAGCTGAGCAAATGGCGAGCGGAAATCTCTCCATCAGCTGGATCCGTCGTGATCGGCTTGCTGGGGAAGGGTGGGACGCCACTGACATCGTTATGAGTGAGGCAAGCGAGTTCTACCGTGTGGAAGTCCTGGCTAGCGGTGCATTGCTCCATAGCCAAGATGTCGCTTCGGCCCAGCTGACGGTTCCCCAATCGGCCCTTGGTGGCCAGCAACCTGACGAAATCCGGGTCGCGCAAGTCAGTGACCGCTTCGGCCCAGGCCCTGTGGCCACACTCGATATCTAAACCCGGGCGTACTTCGCGCCTATCCAAACCAAGAAAGGTCTTCCCATGGACAAAGCTAAACCCTGGTATGCATCCAAGACAATCTGGGCATCTCTCGTTGCCGTTTTTGCAGCCCTTGCGACAGGCTTCGGCCACCCGATTGACGCCAAGATGCAGGCTGACGTGGTGGATATTACCATCAAGGTTGTTGGTCTTGGCGCATCGGTGCTTGCGATTTTCGGGCGACTGAAGGCAATTTCGCGCATCGCCTGAAAGCTCATTCATTTGCCGTTCACAGCCGGACGGGTAAAAGGTGTGCCATGAAAAGAATTGGTCTCATCTTTCTTGCGTGTGTCGGGCTGGCAATTGCAAACCCTGCCAGCGCCGCAACGTGCAACGAGCGCGCGATCGCGCTGGCGCAGCAGCAGGGTGGTAAGCTCATTTCTGTTGCCGCATCCGGTTCGCAATGTGTGATCCGCCTGCTTGTGCCAACCCCCGGCGGTCCACCGGTCCGCCGCACCTTCACGGTTTCCAAATAG